AGCAAACGAAGTACAAGGTACAATGGAAGCTAATATCTGGAATGGTAATTCTGGTTTAGGTTCAGCACCAACATTATTTAATGGTTTATACAAGCAATATGTAGCTAATTCTGGTGTTGTTGCAACATTACCAGCTAATTTTAAACTTAACGTACTTGCTGATGTTATCGCTGGTTTAGGTAAAGTTGTAGAAACTATCCCAGCTAATTTGATTGGACAATATGAAGATGTAAACATCTATGTAAATCCAGCAGTAATTGATAGATACAATATTGCTATCGGTCAATTAGGTGGTGGTTACAATATGAGTACGGCTGATGGTGGTATTCAAAGATTTGGTGGTTACAAAATGACTCCAGCATTTGGTTTACCAGATGGTATTGCCGTTGTAGCAAGACCACAAGACCTTGCAGTTGGAGTTGGTTCAGCAGATTCAGTAGAACTTGCACAAGCAATCGATATGACACCATTAGATGGTTCTGACAATTACAGAATTACAATGCGTTTTGCAGTTGGAACACAAGTACCAGTTATAGCGAATGTTAAGATTAGCAAGTCATAAATTAGAAAAGGGAGAGGTATTGAATTACATCTCCTCAATTCTTTAACTTTAAAAAATAGATAGATGGCTTTATGCGAAATATCGTCTGGTAGAGGTTACTTCTGTGCTGGACAAGTAGGAGGAATAAAAAAGGTATATCTTGCTAATTGGTACGATGACCATAGAATAGAAACTGTGACTGTTGGTGCAATATCATCTCCATCAACGGCTGGTGTAGTAACTGATATTGCTTTATTTGATAACTCTAGTAATGAAACATTACAATTTTTTGAATTTGATTTAGATAGACAATTATCTTCATTTAATCAAACTGTAATTACTGGCTCTGGTGGAACATTATCATATCAAACAGATTTAGACTTACATATGAGCCACGATTCGCAAGAGTCTTGGGCAAGAATGCAAAATGTATGTGAGGGTGTATTTCAAGTTATCATAGAAGACAATAACGGAGTATTTTATTTAGCTGGTGTAATTAATGGAATACAAGTAACTGGTGGTACTTATGCTCACGGAGGAGATGTAGCTTATACTGACTATGTTGGTTATGTTATACAAATGACTGGAGTAGAAAAATTACCAGCTTACAACCTATCTACTGCGACACCATTTAAGGCTTACACAACAAGTGGTGATACTTTAGCTAAAAATGCATTACAATACAATACCGCACAAATATAAAACTTTGTCTGTTTTTTGTTAAATAAAAGGTGGTGGTTAATTCCATCGCCTTTTTTTATACCTTTATCTTATGAAAATTAAAAAAGAATTTATTGGCTCAACTATTTACAAAGGAGTAAGAAAAATTTACTTAGGAGAACTTATCTCAGTAGAGTTAATGGAAGAATTAATTAGGGATTTTCCTAAATATTTAGAAGAAGAAAAACCTAAAAAAAGTAAGACAAGTAGTCCTAAAATAGTATGATGTTAGAACTATCAAATAGTAATGGTGTATTAAATATACTCTCTTTAGATGTGTATTCAAGAATATTTGCAAATACTATTTCTAACTTCGGAAGGAAAGTTGCTAACACAAGGCAATACACTCCAAATTTTAATTCTGACTATGATGGTATATATTACTACATAGAATTAGTATCTCAATTAACTGGAGAAAAGTTTCTTACTCGTATGTCTGAAATTAGTAATTACAATTATCCAAGAGCAACACAACTAGGGGTTTACATAGATGATTATGTAGGAGATTATCATATAAACAACATTGAATTAGGTTTATACGATTATAATGTATATTATACATCTGGTACTATTGTGGATTTAAAGTCTAACAGAGTTATAGGTATTGTAACAAAAGGAATAGCATTAGTACATAATAAAAACTGGACAAATGAAAGTTTTGCTAACTCACAAAGTGGAGTAAAACCTACCATAATTCCATCAAGCATATCATACAATGGCTAAAAGAAACACAAAAGCAACTGGAGATTATCACTTTTCATCAGTAGGTTCAACATATGATTTAACGAGTGCCGTAGAACTAGATAAAAAAGGATTTGATTGGATTTGGTATGGTGCTGATAATTTATATCCACAACATACTATTAATTTATATCAAAATTCGGCAACACACAACGCTCTAGTAAACTCAATTTCTGGATGGATATATGGTGGTGGTATTGATGCAGATAATAAGCTAATGCACCCAGAACAATGGGCAAGATTTAATAGTCTAATTAACAAGAAAATCGGTAAGAACGATATTCAGTTAATGTGTATGGACTTAAAATTACACGGAGGGTTTTATCTTTCTCTTACTTACTCTATTGACAGAAAGAGTATTGCTTCTATGGATGTAATACCTTACGAAACTATGCGTTCTGGACACGCAAATGAAGATGGAGATGTAGAACACTATTATTACTCTAATAACTGGGCTGATGGTCGCAGAGCAAAGGTAAAGACAATGTGTGCTTTTGACCCAGAGCGTAAAATAGAACACCCTACACAAGTATTATGCGTTAAAATGAATACTGTTGGTTCTTATTATTATCCAAAACCAGATTATATTGGTGCTTGGAATTACATAGAGTTAGATAAGAATGTATCACAATATCACTTATCGCAAATAGAAAAAGGACTTGCACCAAGTTATATAATAAATTTTGCTAATGGTATTCCAGCAAGAGAAAAAAGAGAACAAATTAAGAATCAAATTGAAATGGAATTGTCTGGCTCTCAAAATGCTGGTAAATTTCTTTGTACTTTCTCAGATGGTAAAGACACTACTCCAGAAATTACTCCAGTTCCTTTATCTGATGCAGACAAACAATACCAATTTTTAAGTGAAGAGATTACTAAAAAAGTAATGATTTCTCACAGAGTTGTTTCCCCTAGATTATTTGGAGTTATTGATGCTGGTAATGGGCTTGGCTCAAACGCAGAAGAACTCCAAACGGCAAGTGCTTTATTTGAGCAAACTGTCGTAATTCCATTTAGAGATGTTATTATTGATGCTCTTAAAATAGTTATGTTAGAAGACCAGATGAATTTAAATTTATTCTTTGAGCCTTTTGATTTATTCAAAACTGAATTTGCAGATACAGAAGCAGAAACTATTAATGAAGAAGAAGCTATTGATGTAATTCCTAAGACTAAGATAATTGATGAAACAAAAGATGAAACCATAAAAAATCTATCTGGAGATTGTGGTTGTAAGCAAGAATTTATCACACCAAATCCTTGTTATAAAGGTTATGAAGCTATTGGAACTAAAATAAAAGATGGAAGAGAGGTTCCTAATTGTGTACCAATAGAAGCTAAGAAACTGAGTGATGAAAAAGCTGAACTTTTACTACAAGAAATAGAACAATACGCTTTAAAAAATGATACAGAAGTCTGGGACTTAGTTAGCGAGGAATGGGTTGATACAACTAAAGAGGGTTTTCATCAATTTAATACTATGCCAACTAAGTCTATGGCTGATGCAGATTCTAAGTCTAAAGAGGGCGATGTAGGACTATATAAAGTTAGATATGTTTATGAGCATACGGCTGGTAAAGATGCAAAAGATAGTAGTAGATTGTTCTGTAAAAAAATGATGCAATTTACTCGTTCTGGTGTAGAGTGGAGATATGAAGATATTATTTCGATGGGTAAGGCTGGAGTAAATGGTGCATTATCTGAAAAAGGACAATCCACTTATAATATCTTCTTATACAAAGGTGGTGCTAATTGCTATCACGGATGGATTCGTAGAATATATATGAGAAAGAGAGATGCTTCTGGTAAGTTTATGCCAAACAAAGGTCTTGACAATGAAAAGCGAGTAGGTAACAATCCTTTTATTAGACAAAAAGGCTCTGAATCTATTGCACCAATAGACACACCAAATCACGGATATGTAAATCCTCCTAAAAATAGATAAATATGGCTCTACCTAAACAAATATTATATATAGATGCTAACTACATAAAGGCTTATTCTCACATTACTGGTAATGTAGATGAAAAAGATTTATTACCATCTATAATACAAGCACAAGATAGCCAGATACAACCAATATTAGGCACAAATCTTTATAACAAGCTAAAGACTTTAATTAAAGATGGTACTATTGGTACGGCTACAAATACTGCATACGAAACACTATTACAAGACTATGTACAAATGTGTACTTTAAAGTGGACTTTAGTGTATTTTTATCCATATTTACACGGAAATATAGGTAATGGAATTATAGGTACTCGCAATGTAGATGAAATGACTTCTTTATCTCAAGATGAGGTAAATTCTTTAATAGATACTGAAAGGTCTAATGCTCAGTTTTATACTGAAAGATTAATTAATTATTTATTAATAGGTGATGTGTCAACTTTATTGCCAGAATATAATACAGATACATTAAATCAAATGTCTCCAGAAACACAAGCATACTCAGAGGGTGGTTTAACTATATCTGGACAGAGTTATGGTACTAACAGATTAGCTAATTGGAATTGTTGTGGTTTTAAAAGGTAAAGGTAAAGGTAAAGGTAGTTTGTCGAATAAAGAACAGAAAAAGAAGAATGCAAAACTTCTTGAATTATACTTAAAAAGAAAATGCAAGGAAAGATAGATACTTTAGTTTTTAACTCAATAAATGTAGGTGCTGTTAGTTTTTCATTTATGGATGTAGAGTCTATATTAACTATTGCAGTTTTAATATCTGCATTAATCTACAATCTAAAAAAGATTAAAAATGATTAAATATTTTAAAAGTAGTGAGTTTATTTGCAATGGTGTAAATTGTTATGATTTGGTAAATAAAGAATCATTAAGCAAATTAGACAATGCAAGAGAACTTGCTAATACACCATTTAAGATAAATTCTAGTTGGAGAGATGAATACACAAATTTAGATGCTGGAGGAAAACCTAACTCGGCTCATTTAAGAGGAAAAGCATTTGATATATCTTGCACAACATCAAATAAGAGATTAAAAATAGTCAAAGCATTATTAGACGCTGGATTTACTAGAATAGGAATAGCTAAAACATTTATTCACGCAGACGATGATACAGAATTGCCACAACAAGTAATGTGGTTATATTAATTTAAAACCTTTCGTATATGAAACTATTATTAAAAAGCCTATCACAACTACCAGAAGTGTTAAAAGAGGGGCAGAGACAAAAGAAATGGAGTGCTAAGCGAAGTGTATCTGGTTTACTTATAGCTGGGGCATTAGCTGACATATCACAAAACGGCTTAACAGAGCTAAATGTAGTGTTATGTTTAATAGCAGTTTTGCCATTGTGCTTTAGTGTATTTAAAAGGGATGTATAAAATATTCCTTTTTTTTACACCTATATGTAAAATATATTTACTATATTTGTGTAACAAAGCTAAATACTAACTAAACAAAAAACAAAATGGCAGAGTTACAAAACAAAGAGTGGATGTTCAACTTCATAGGTGGTGGCTGGAATACAGTCTATGCTAAAACAAGAAGAGGTGCTATTACTAAAGCTATAAAAGAATATGCTGATAGTAAAACACTAAATGTGGATACAGATACTATGAAAAGAGTAGATAAAAACCCAGAAGTATACAGAGGTGCATTAAGCCTATTTTACTAACCCTAAAGACAGATTATGACTAAACAAGAAAAACAATTAAGACTATTTGCACAATGGCTAAAAGATGCAGATGATGGTATCGACTTCGAGAGAGATGGACAAATGGAAACTGCCATTAAGAAAGCAGTACAAGATTGTATGTTCAAGATTGGAGATTGGCT